GTTATTGACATTATCACGGCCGCGGACCTGCGCGTCGAGGCGGTTGCGGAGCTGGCCCGCGACATCCTGTCATCCACCTCCATTGCCAGCGCGGAGACACTGTAATGAACCTGATGGCTCGAGAGCAGTTCGGCCTGGCGCCCGGCGCCTGGCGCGCGTATTACCAACAGACCGCCGACGGCGCCGGCGTGGCCGCCCTGCTGCGCGCAGCGGTGGAGGCCCGGGTCATCGTGGCCGTGACCGGTGAGCGCGGCACCGGCAAGTCGGTGGCCGTGGCCCACGCCCTGGGCGCGCTGGACGATGTGCGCGTGATTACGCCGCTGCGCCTGGCGCGCGACCGGCTGCATGTGGGCGATATTGAAGACGCGGTGATCCGTGACCTGTCCGACGAGCGGCCGCGGCGCTCCGGCGAGGCGCGCTCACAGCAGACGCGCCGCCTGCTGGGTCATGCGTCCGGCAAGCGGCGCATCGTGCTGTTGATCGACGACGCGCACGCTCTGCACCACGCCACATTGCGCGCGCTTAAACGATTGATGGAGTTGTCATGGATGACGCGGGCGCCGCTGTTGACTGTCGTCTTGATCTGCCAGCACGACGTGATCAGCGCCATCAGCGAGCTGGCGTTGCGCACCGACCAGCGCACGATGCTGGGGCTGTCGGGTACCGAAGTGCGCGGCGCGTTACGGGCGGTGTTGGGTGCGCGCATCGAGGCCAGCGCCATCGAGCGCATCGCTGAATTGCCCGGCGCCCGCGCCTGGCTCGATCTGCAACGCCTGGTCGATGAGTTGATCGTACTGGCGCTCAGCGCCGGCGCGCGCGTGATCAGCGCCGACCTGTTAGATACCTGGGCCGGCCGGGCGCCGGCGGACGCCGGACCGGCGGCGCCGTCCGCGCAAGCGACGTTACGCGTCGATGCGGTGCTGAGGCGCAATGCCGCCTGAGCCCGACATCACTGCCGCGCAGGTGCGCGCCATCCATGTACTGGCTCACCGACGCGGGCTGGAGGAGGAGGACTACCGGCACATTCTGTACTCGCGCTACAGCGTGGCCAGCTCGAAGTCGCTGACGCGCCGTCAGGCGGCGGATTTCATTGCGGCGCTGGGCGGCGGGCCGCGCCCGCGCGCCCGACCAGCGACGCGCCACCCCATCCGCAACCCGCACCCGCCGGTGCCGGCGACCGATGACGACGGCGTGGTGACGCTGGCCACGGCCAAGCAGCGCGCACTCATCGACGCGCTCGTCGGCGAGGTGCAGTGGTACCGCGACAACGGGTACCAGGCCTGGTTGAGCAAGGCGCTGGGCCTCGAGCGGGTGCGCACGCGCCAGGACGCGCACCGGGTCATCCGCGGGCTGAAGGGCCTCAAGGCTAAGGGGCATCACCGTGAGTAACGCGCCCCGGCTGGTGCGCGCGCCCGACCGGTCGGGGTACCTGCCGACTGCGATCACACAGATGGCCGATCAGATCGCCGCGACGCTGGTGCGCGACACACTCGATGAGGACCTGCTCATCGACCTGTGTATTGAGATTGCCGATACATTATATGTGTCGGGTCATAACTCCTTGCCGTCGGCCATGCACTGTCGCGAGTGCCTGGCGAAATACCAACGCGATAGTGCGATTTGCGAGCAATTCAACGGCCATAATTATGACGACTTAGCCGAGCGTCACCACGTCAGCGAGCGCACTGTGCGCCGCATTATCAACCTGTATTTTTATCAGAGGAAATAGCTATGAGCGACAACACCCCGACCCCGCCCGGGTATTGGAAAAACGCCAAGGGCGATCTCATCAGGGAGGCCAACGTCCCGGACCGCGAGCGCGACATGGATGCAGTGGTGAGAAAGATCCACGGCTTCGGCGCTGATCTGTCGGCGACGATGTGGCGCTTTCGCGAATACACCATGCGCGATATCGCCTTGTTCTGCGAGCGCATTATCCAGGAGTATGGCGGCACGCCACGCGGCAAAAAGGGCAATGTCAGCTTGACCAGCTTTGACGGCACGATGCGCGTGCAGCTGGCGATTGCCGACGTGATTGATATCGGCCCGGAGATTCAGGCCGCGCAAAATCTGATCGAAGAATGCATCGACGAGTGGAGCAAAAACGCGGCGATCAATCTGCGCGCGTTAGTGCGTCAGGCGTTCCAGGCGGACTCATGCGGGCGTCTGTCGGTGGCGCAGCTGTTGAACTTGCGCCGTATTGAGATCGACGATGCCAAGTGGCGTCAGGCTCAGGCCGCCATCACCGACGCCTTGCGCCCGGGCGGGCGCGCCGAGTATGTGCGCATCTACACCCGTGGCGCGCCCACAGCTCCCTGGCAGCAAATGCCGTTGCACTTAGCGCAAGTGCGTTCGCCGCAGGAGGCCGGCGAGGCCACGCCGGACGAGTCCTTAGCGATGCGGGTGCGCTCTGCGGTGGCCGAGGCGCGCTATCGCGGCCTCAAGCAAGGTGAGATACGTCAGATCGTCAATGAGGCCTGCGGCAAGCCTAAAGCGGCGGAGACCGAGGCATGAAAACCCAGTTTACCCTGCGCCTCGACGAGACCGACAAGGCCCACATCGACCAGCTCAAGCGTCGTTTTCGCGAGCGCACCGGCTCAGCGGCGGTGATGCGCGCGGTCAGACTATTCTTGCAGGTGGAAGATGAGTTGACCGAAAAAATGCAGGCAGTCGGGCGTGTCGAGGCCCGTTACAACGAACTCGAACAGCTGGTCAATGACCTGATTGCCGCGCACGCCGGAGAGATACGGGCACGGCAGCGGGTGATAGATTGGCTGGGTAGATCGTTAGACGAGGAGGATCGACATGTATCACAACAATAAATACTTCCCCGCGACGGATGAAGGCGGACACAAAGTATTCACCCAGATCACCGTACCGCCGGCGCCGGCGCCCGTAGTTGCCATCGAGCGAGTCGAAGCGGGTCATTATATCTCCCACACGCCGCTCAGGACGCGCCGGCATCCTGATTTCAAGTCGGCGCTGGAGGCGATTTATCGATGAACTCTGACATCGCGGAAATCTTCGCTGTCCTGCTGATGCTGCTGGCGCTGGTGCTGATAGGCAATGATATCCGCTCGGATGTGCGGCAGATAGAGCGTCATCTGGCGCAGCGGCTGGCCGAGGGGGATTGATTGCATTACGTGCGTTCCAGGCAGTCCGGAGCAGCCGAAAATGATTGCTAACGTCTGGCGCTGCGCCCCCGATCCGGCGGCGCCGTCCGGGCGCAGTGATTGCACAGTCATTTTGTGACACCGATTCCGATCTCGTGTCACAACCGATCTCTATACTGTCGGCCATGACTCCTGAAGAGATCATCTTGTACATTTGGCGCGGCGCGATCACGGGCGGCATCACCGGCCTGGTGTGGCTGTTGTTGTGGCAGCGCCGGGTCGAGAAGGCGTTGACCAAAATTTCCTTGCAGTTGGAACGCATGGGCGAGCCATCGGCCATGACGCTCAACCAGGAGCCGAGGATTAAGGCGGTCGAAGACTGGCTTGGCAGTCTCAGTTTCCACGACGATATCAAGGATGTCGAGGCCAGGCTGTCGGAGATTGCCAAGCTCACCCACCAGCAGAGCGGCGAGCTCAAGCAGATGAACGTTAATCTGAAAATGGTGTTGGACAACCTCATCAAACGATGACATTCATCGAACAGCTGCGCGCCGAGCGGCGGCGTTACATTCTGGACATCCTCGACCGCTCACAGCCCTCAAAACTCAACCACCGCTCGGTGGCCGTGATACTGGAGCAGTATGGCCTGCGGCCCGCGGATGAGGAGCTGCGTCGAGATTTGCAATGGCTGTACCAAACCGGGCTTGTAGAACTGGAGCATCTGGACAACCTGGTGCTGACCGCACTGACCGAACGCGGCCGGGATGTGAGCGCAGGGCGGCTGCGCATCGATGGGATCTCACGCGACGGCATCTGTGGCGACTACTAAACGCAAACAGCGACGCGGCAAAATGAGCCGCATCCAGCAGTTGCCTCCGGCCATTAAAGAAGTCATCGACCGGCTGCTGCGGCGCAACGTGTCCCAATCCGAGATCTTGCGGCAACTCGAGCCGCTGATGACAGACGCCGGGCAGCCGCCGATTTCCAAGTCCGCGTTATCCCGTTACGCCATGCGCATGGAGGCGGTGGGGGCGCGCATGCGTGAGGCGCGCGCCGTGGCCGAGGCCTGGACCGCAGGCGCCACGGAGATAGACAGCGAGTCGCGCCTCGGCAGGCACATTATAGAGATGTTACGCACCTTAGCCTTCGACCACGTAATCAACATCGAGCCGGGCGAGGATAGCCCGCTGAGCGCCGCGGCGATTAACGATCTGGCCCTGGCCGTGCAGCGGCTGGAAAATGCCGCCGATCTGACCTCTCGACGGGAGCGCGAGATCCGGCGCGAGGTGGCGGCCCAGGCCGAGAACGAGGCCAAAAAGCGCGGCATCTCCGGCGACACCGCCGCCGCCCTGCGCCGTGCGCTCCAGGAGGCGGCGTGATGTATGCCGACGGCCTGCCCATCCTGCTGGCCTATCAGACTGCCTGGAACAATGATGCGGCGGACGTGGCCGTGATCGAGAAATCCAGGCGCATCGGCCTGTCCTGGGGCGACGCCAACGAGCGCATTATCTATGTGTCCAGCGATGACACTCAGGGCGATGTGTACTACCAGAGCTACAACCACGATATGACCGCCGGGTACATGCGCGACGCGCACCGCTGGGCGGCGCGGCTGAACACGGCCGTGAGCGATGTGCTCGAAGACGAGGTGATTGTCGATGACGGCCATGCCGAGAAACGGTTCACGATAGACTGCCCGTCGGGGAATTACATCCAGGCATTGGCGTCAGGGCCGCACCTGTTCCGCAGCAAGGGCCGGCCCGGCGATATCGCCTTGATTGACGAGGCCGCCTTTGTGGTGGATCTGGACGCCAGCCTGACCGCAGCCATGGCGTTTTTGATGTGGGGCGGGCGGGTGCGCGTGATGTCCACCCACGACGGTGAGGACAATCCGTTCTGCGACCTGGTAAACCAGATCAAGTCCGGGCGGCGCCACTACGCCCTGCACACGGTGACGCTCGATGACGCGCTCGATGCCGGTTTCTTCCAACGCATCTGCAGCGTCAAGGGCCAGAGTTGGACGCCGGACAAACAGGCGGAATGGCGTCACAACCTCATCGCCTCGTATGACACCGAGGATGATGCCATGCAGGAATTGTTCTGCGTGCCCCTGTCCGGCAGCAGCGTGTATTTCAGCCGGGCATTGATTGAGAGCCGCATGAGTAACCGCTACCCGGTGGTGCGCTTTACTGGCACAGACGAGTTCAACGCCTACCCGGAACCCACCCGGGAACGCATTATGGATGACTGGCGGCGCGAGCAACTGTTGCCGCTGTTGGACAACCTGGTGCCCGAGCAGCGCCATGTGTTCGGCATGGACTTCGGGCGCAGTGTGGATCTCAGTATCTTAGCGCCGCTGGCCATTGCCCCGGCGCTCCGGCGCGTGTGCCCGTTTATCGTCGAGCTGTCCAACGTGCCGCACCGCCAGCAGTCCGGCACCGTGCGCTTTATCTGTGATCGCCTGCCACGGTTTTCCGGGGCGTGCATTGATGCGCGCGGCAATGGCTCGTTCGTCGCCGAGGATACCGCCGACGCCTACGGCTCTATCGTCGAGCAGGTGATGATCACCGAGGAGTGGTGGCGCACCGTCATGCCCAGGTACAAGGCATTGTATGAGGATGACAAGATTGTGATACCCGCCTGTGACGCCATCGTGCAGGACCACCGGGCCGTGCGTAAGGTGCGCGGCGTGCCCAAGATCGTCGAGCGCACCGCCAACAGCCAGGGCGCCGGCAAGCGCCATGGCGATTCGGTGGTGGGCCTGGCGATGGCGACCATGGCCGCGGCCGCGGACACCGGCCCGTTTGAAGTGCACGGCGACAGCGATCCGACCCTGGTCGAGACATTAGACGACAGGTTTGTCGGCCAGGCAGGAGGGTGGTATGGCCGCGCCGCGTGATCTGGTGCAGGCGATTATCGCCGATATCGGCGGCGGCCGGGATATTACCCGCGGCTATGTGGACATGCTCAACTACATCCAGCCGGAGGACCGCATCCTGCGCACCGTTGCCGGTGGCAATTACCAGGTGTATGAGGAGATATTAACCGACGACCAGGTCAAATCCACCTTTGCCCAACGCCGCAACGCCATCTTAACGCGCGAGTACCAGGTGCTGCCCGGCGGCGACATGCGCCGCGACAAGGCCGCCGCAGAGCACCTCGCCGAGATGCTCGACCACGTGCAGTGGGATGATGTGACCGAGAAGATGTTGTATTCCCGATTTTACGGCTTCGGCGTGGCCGAGGCCGTGTGGGGGATGGATGGCCGGCACGTGATGCTGGATCATTTATATGTGCGCAATCGCCGCCGCTTCGTGTTTGACTCGCAGTTCCGCCTGCGCCTGCTCACGTTTGCGGACATGAACGGCGAGATCATGCCGGACAAGAAGTTCTGGACCATTGCCGCCGGCGCTGATAACGATGACGAGCCCTATGGCCTGGGCCTGGCTCATCACTTGTACTGGCCGGTCTGGTTCAAGCGCAATCTGATTAAATTCTGGCTGGTGGCCGCCGACCGCTTCGGCGTGCCGTCCACCTACGGCAAGTACCATCCCAACGCCGGCGACGATGAAATCCGCAAGCTGCTCGATGCGCTGGGCAAAATCCGCAGTGAGGCGCGGGTGGCCATCCCGGAAAGCACGGAAATCGGCACGCTGGATTCGGCCCGGGGCACGTTTGGGTTCGACGCGCTGTATGACCGGCTCAATGCCGCCATCTCCAAGATCAACGTCGGCCAAACCATGACCACCGATGACGGTTCGTCCCGCAGCCAGGCCGATGTGCACATGCAAGTACAAAAAGAACTCATTATCGCCGACGACAAGTTGATCAATGTATCGTTTAATCGTGGCATCGGTCGCTGGCTGACGGACTGGAATTACCCGGGGGCAGCCTACCCGATTGTCAAACGCATCACAGATGACCAGCCCGACCTCATGGCGCAGGCCAATCGTGACAAGACCATCGTGGATATGACCGGGCGGCGCCTTGATGAGCAGTACATCGAGGACACGTATAACGTCACGCTGTCCGAGGAGCGGGTGAGCGCCGCGCCGGGCGCGCCGGCGCCCGACGACGAGCCGGGTGAAGGAGAGGGATCCACAGTGGATATGGCCGAGGACGACACCACGGACGATATCGACCGGGCGCTCGGTGAGATTACACCGGCCGACTACCAGGAGATGATGGATCCGATCATTGAGCCGTTGTTACAGTTTGCGCGTTCAGACCCGGAGAACTTCTTGACCGGTCTGGCTGAGTTGTATCCGCAACTCGACGCGGAGGAGTTGGAGCAAAAAATGGCGCGGGTCATCTTTGCCGCGGACGCCTACGGGCGGCTGACAGACGATGGCTGATGAGTTTGACCTGGCCTATGCCATCCGGCTACCCAACCGGCAGGCCATAGAGTATTTCCAGGCCAGGACGCCCAGCGCCGCGCAATGGAACTGGTTCGACATGTTGGGTGATGCCCATGCCAAATCCTTCGTGGTCGCCAAGGCCGTGCGCGCCGACGTGCTGCGCAGCATCCACGACCAGATGCGGCGCGCGATTGAGCGCGGCATGGGGGAGACCGAGTTCGTGCGCAACTTGGAGATTAACCTCAAGAAGTTGGGCTGGTGGGGCAAGCAAGTCATCGTGGACGCGGACGGCGGCGCCGAGGTGGTGCGCCTGGGCTCACCGCACCGACTGCGCACCATCTACCGCACCAATATGGAGGTCGGCGTCGCCCACGGGCGCTATCGCCGCCAGGTCGATAATGCCGAGAACCGCCCGTACTGGAAATACGAGGCGGTCCTGGACCAGCGCACCCGCCCGACCCACGCCGCCATGCACGGCAAAGTGTTCCGGGCCGACGACCCCATCTGGAAGACCCACTACCCGCCCAACGGGTTCGGGTGTCGCTGCGCCGTCGTGGCCTTGACCGCGCGGGAGATGGAAAAAGAAGGGCTCAGCGTCTCTGACAGCGGCGACGACCTCCACCCGGTCGAACAGCAGGCCGGCGTCAACAAACGCACCGGCGAGGTCATCACCGTGCGCGGCACGCAATACCGGTTCACCGGCCGGGACGGCAAGGCGCACGTGATGACCCCGGACCCGGGCTGGAACTATAACCCGGGCTATGCAGGGGGCGGCAACACCCGGCGCCTGCCCAGGATCAGGCCACAACAGACTCTGTCTGATGAGCTGGGCAAGGTAACTGTGCCAAAACTGGAGGTGGCGCCGCCAGCGATTGCCCGGGCGCAGGTGGAGGATCTGTTACAGGCGCCGCAGTTTGACGCCGCGGTGCGGGCCCATACCGTCGGCCAGTGGCCGATGGCGGTGATCTCACCAGAGATCGAAAGCGCCATTGCTGGCGTAGGCGCTACGACGGCGGCGCAGATTGTGAGAGCAGGCATTCCATCAAGTAAGTTTCGCAAGCATCCGGAATTAACTGCAGCACGTTTGCGCAACGTGCAGGATGCACTGGATCATGGCGAGGTGCTGATCGAGCCGCCAGGTAGAGACAGACAAGGGCGGCGTCACACCCTGATCGCGTATTACGAGGAGGACGGCGGCTGGTGGCGGCATGTGGTGGAGGTACAACCGACGCGAATGCTGCTCCTGACAGCATTCAGGGATATTGATTCAACCTACCGCACCGAGGATGTACTGCGCCGCCCGGGATTAGTGACGGTGAGGACATGGGACGAGGATAGGTGGCAGGACAGGCCGAGAGGAAAAGGGAAGTGAGGCATGGAAGGCGAATATCTCCACGGGTTCCCCGGCACAATCCGTTATGGATAGCCGGGTTCTACGGTCATTCTGTACTCTACCTCACTTCCCGGAACCAAGTATAGACTATTCTTAACAGGACATCAACATTGACGGCACGATCTCTCATTCTAAAAATGCGCGAACGAGGGTGGTCTTATGCGATTATTGCGGGAGAACTCAACATCCGCAAGATCAAACCGCCCAACCCGCGCTCCATCCGCTGGACAACATCATCTGTGCGACG